TGCATCTGCTCCTGCCCATTCAAATATAGTTTGATCAGGGTCACCAACAAACCAATATTCTTTTGCATTTGTTGCTATCTTATCTAAAGCTATCTTTTGTGTTTTATTACTGTCTTGTGCCTCATCTACAATTAACGCATCTATATCTGGCTCTACAGCTTTGTCTATAAATCTTCTTATCATGTCATGAAAATCTAATTTACCATTAGCTTTGTTATACTCATCTACTATTGGCAACATTAATTCTATATCTGTTATAGAATAGCTGTTGTACTTCTTGTCTGATTTTTTCCAATGTTCTTTTAATGATCTATTAAATCCATGAGCTTCTCTTACAAATTTAAAATAACCATGTTCTCTGTTATCAAATTCTGCTTGTGTAACTTTATGTCTTTGAAAGATAGAATCTATTCTACACAAATTTTTATAGTCATCGTAGTCAAGAACTTGTTCTCCAACTGTGGCTTTGTTTTTACAATAGTGATGTATTGTGCATATGTTATGCTCTAGTGCTTTTTTAGTTACACCTTTCATTTCTTTTAATTTTAATATCTCATCTTTAATTTCA